TTAGCAGAACTTAATAGTCGGCTGAAACTGGCAGAAGATCGCTATCTCGCTGCTGAAAAAGTCGCTACCGATACCGTCACGAAAATGTCTGAACTACAGACACAAATGACAGAGCAAGCTACGTTGCTGGCTTCTGAACAATCCAAACGGGTCGCTTTAGAATGTGCTGAATCTATTGACGTGGCGAAACGTCAAGGACGTATATCCCCTGTACAAGCAACAACCTACCTCGCTGAACTACCAAAGATGAATCAGTCAACACGCGACATGTGGTTAGCAGATATTGCTGCACGACCCGCTATTGTTGGACTAGTCGAACTAGGTCACGCAACGGGATCGGAAAGTACCATCGATCCACAAGATCGCACCCAACTCGCAGAAGTTGCGAAACAGTTAGCTATCAAGGAACACATCTCTCTGAAAGAAGCAACTATTAAAGCTGCCAAACAGATGAAAGCGGGGAATCAATAACATGGCTGGACAATCGAAACCGTTACCAGAACGAACGTATATCTGGAATACCGCCGTTACCACGTATGCAGGTGCGCCTGTAGTTATATCAGCAGTAGCAAACACCGTTACTAATCCTGCTGGCACGGCTGCCGATATTATTGTCGGTATCGCACAGGAAGATGCGGGTCCGCTTGCACCTATCCAAGCCGTGAATGCACAATCGTTAGCAGTACAGTATTTTGGCACCGCTCGCTGCATTGCCAAAGGAACGATTAACGTAGGCAATGCCGTCAAAATTGGACCGACCATTTCTATCACACCAGCAGGATACACCTCAGCAATTACCGTCTATACGGTACAGGCTGCTACACAGACGGCAGCAGGTTCACAACCATACCCTATTGTCGGTTGGGCGGAAACACCATCAGCAGCAGACGGAACTTATGTGTACGTTCGCTTAGACATGATCACGTACTAAGACTAGCGATAACAGCTAGAGAAATTAACATACAAGGAGTGTATAGAACATGCCACAGTTTAATCAGGTCCACATCGATCAGGCATTGACCAATATTAGTATTGCGTATGTCAATGATGATTATGTTGCAGGTCGCGTATTACCACAATTGCCTGTCGAGAAACAATCAGATCGTTATTTCGTGTATGGTAAAGAACATTTACGTGTGAGAGAATCGCGTGTGCGTCCAGGTGCCATTGCAGACGAATTTGAGTACACGCTCTCACAGGCAAGTTACTATGCTACACGTCGCGCACGTCGCCATTTAGTCACGGATGAAGAAACACGCATTGCCGATAATCCATTGTTGCCTGAAGCGGACTCTGCCGAGATTTTAACCGACTTGCTGACACTTATTTTAGAGAATGACGTGGCTACTTATTTAACCTCGTCTACGAACTTGACCAACTTTGTTGCACTTTCAGGCGGTAATCAATGGAGCGACTTTGTGAATAGCGCACCATTGACCAACATCAAAACCGCTCGTACATCGGTTCGCTACAATGCACTAAAACGCGCTAATAGTATCATCATCCCTTATGAGTCGGCATTGGTACTAGCAGAGCATCCGAGCATCAAGGACCTGATTAAGTACACCGATCCTAAATCGCTTACCATTGGCGGTTTACCCCCTGTGATTCGTGGCTTAACGGTTATTGAACCAGCAGCGATTGCTGATAGTTCTGTAGAGGGACTTGCATTTACTGGTTTACCTGTTTGGGGTAAAAACGTTATTGTGTGTTACATCAATCCCAACGCTGGCCGACGTGTCATTTCAATGGGCTACACGTTTATGGCGACCGACTCGATCACGAACGCAATGGGCGTAAACACTCGTAAATACAGAGACGAGCCACGTGGCGGCGATTGGATCGAAACGGCTGCTACCTATGATTTCCGTGTCACTGCCGTAGGTGCTGGCTATCTCTTTAACACTGTTATTGCCTAAACTATTTCGCTCTTAGGAGAAAACACTATGCCGAATGAAGACAACTTAACCCCGCGGGAAATCGAACGACGACTAGAGATTTTAGAGGGAGCTACTAAACAGTTAATTCCCTCTGACTCTGGCACATTGCCTACACCTACCGCAATTTTTACAGTAGTAGCTAGTGGCGTTGTTGGGGCATCACAGGCAACAATCCCACATGGTTTAGGGTACATCCCGACTATTTACGGTATCGTCATGACAACGGCGGGTATCATGTATCAATCGGCTGCACCTGATGTAACGAATGTGTATGTCTTTGCTGATACAGTAGCACGTCAAGCCAATATTATTGTAGGGAGATAACCGAAAATGGCAAAAAGTAAGCCAGTGGAACGTACTCATAAAGTCACAGGCAACATTCTCCATGACAATAAATTCTACACGTTTGGCGACACGATCATCTTTGGGGAAGAAATATCCGAAGAACATATCCTTGAATTGTTAGCGTTAGGAATGCTTGAAGGACCGATTGCTACAGAGAAAACATTTGAACGTGCTTTTAACGAACGTGAAACAACAATGGCGGGTATGACTCCTGATCAGCAACGAAACATGTGGAAGTCTTTTATTGCCCTTACGGAAGAATCACGTAAATATCAGGAACTTGCGGAAGCGCGAATGAAGGATACCGATAAGGGCAACCGTGACCAACGTATTGATGAAAGCATTGCTGCTCAAAAACATATCGGAGCCAGTTAAGGGGTAAAATATGGCATTTACAGGACCGCTTATTGTACCCGTTGCAGACATACGACAAGTTGTTTCTGCTAGTAACGTCACGGTTAATATTTGCTCTGTGAGAGCTATTCGGGATACAGCAGGACACGATCCAACCAATGACGTTTTGATTAACGTTATTGATTGCCGTGCATTCTCTGGTAACAAAGTATTGTTTGTTCAGAATACCACTGACCAAACAGTCACTTTCTCGATAGCAGCGTCGTTCGATGGTGTGACCAATACCGTATATGCGTTAGGTACCAGTAAAACCGTAACAGCTAGCTTTGCTGGGTGGTTTGATCCAAATACTGCTACACCATTAGGGTATAACTATCCCTATTTAAGTTTGCTCTTGTCGTTTACGGTCGCTCCAACGGTCGGCGGTATCACGGCTAATCTTATCATGAGGACAATCTAATGGCTTGGACACGTTCACAACTAGAATTACCTTTTTCACCTATTGAGGTATTGTCGAGTGACACACGCATTATTGCCTGTGACTTGACCAACTATCTTCAATCGGGAACGGTCAATTCTCTCACTGTGAAAGTGTTGGGTGGTCCTCTCGATGCTCAAAACTTGTGGATAGATGTAACTGCTACCATGTTGCCAACATCGACACTCACAGGGAATGTTGCTAGTATTACTGTCAAATCATTTACCGTAGGCTATGGGTATCGTGTTGTACTCGTATGGAATAGTGCTGCTACAGGGAACTATCAAACGTTGTCGAGATTCTTCATTGTGAGGTGCTTGTACTAATGCCATATCCTTATATATTTTCTGAATTTACTACCCCTAACAACACGGCATATGCCGACATTCAGGCGGTACAAGCATATTTGTTGACGTATAAGATATCCGATGATGAGATACTCAATACGCGACAAATACACGAATGGCTTATTTCCTGTACACGTGAAATTGATGCAGTATTTCTTAAAACAGGTTTACAAGTTCCACCCCCTGCTAATAGCCCTATTCTGGCTATCCTACAACAAACATGTGCGGTAGGAACGGTTGCTCTCATTTGTGGGGCGCGTCACGAAACAGGCGATGAACAAATGGGGATGTATGCCAATGCCATGACTAACGCCTATGATTCTCAACTAGGTTTGTTGGAGCGTGGGGATATTTCAGGTGTGCAATTAGGAATGTTAAGTTCTGGTTGGAATGACGTAGACGATACACGGCTATTGTTTCGTTCTGGCAATCAACAACCTGATCGTCAAGGAAATGCAAGAGTACCCTATTTTACGTCTACGGACACATGGTAATCACCATGAGACGAAAAGTAAACGAAACAGGATGGGGCAAGAGTCACAACGGTAACAAAGCGAAAACACAGATGATTGAACGGCACAAAACCAAAGTCAAGCAGCATAAAGTCAAAAAACATGGAACGGCATTACAAAGTAGTTATCAAGCACGCAATGGCGCGATGATCGGCAATTATAGTGGTGCAGGTGCATCGGGTTGGGATAACGGTAATACGAATGGCTAATGCAGTTGCGCTAAATATTCAGTTGTCTCAGACCAGTAAATCACGTCTACGCAATCTGGCAGGTCAATTTGCCAAATCAAGTGAAGTGCTGGACCTTGCCCGTTCCCGCATATCGACTGTCGCCTATCGTGCGTTATCCATTGCTCAAAATCTTGCACCCAGGGACACAGGTGCCTTTGCAAGCGGTTTATCGTTAATGGACTATGGAACGAACGGATTTGCTATCGTGTCGAATAACCCCTTCTTATTGCAATGGTTGCGCGAGGGAACGGGTGTGTATGCAGGTAAGGGACGCATTACCCCTGTGAATGCACGTGCGATGGTGTTTACGGAATGGCGTGGGGCAATGATGGCCGCTAATTTTCGTGGTGCATATGCGTTTACATCTATTGCTGGCATGGCTGCTAATCCCTGGGAAATGACGGCACAATTTGAGATCAAGGCCGATCTCGATGCTGAACTACCACGAATCGCGTATGATTGGGCTGCATTTCTAGGGGGATCGGTACGGTAGCATGTATACACAAATATGTGAATATCTGAAATTATTACTGATATCCCCTGCTTTACTGCCAGAGATTAACGCCATTGAGCAAGACTTTCGCAACGGCATTACCATCAACTCAACTGATCGCAATGGCGTTCCCTATCCTTTAATGCTCAATAATGCGTTAGAGGTTGCCCCTTTAGCGCAATGCGATACGACTGAACCAATAAAGCAAATGGCTGGACCCTACCCAAGAGCATTTGTGTATCATATCCAATCCGAGTATGCCAGTGATAAGCAAGAAAGTAACTTACGGGTTGGTCAACATCGTATTGGCATATCGCTTTATGGATCGGCGAAAATCCCTGAACAAGCAGAGATGGTGGTATCGCGCCTTTCCTTTGCTGCTATGAAATTGATAGAACGCAATCAATATATGTTTTCTCAGTTACCACGATCAGGTGGTGCTTCTTCACTGGCATATGTCGAAAGTGCGGTAACGGGTATGCACTTACCCGCATCGGTTGTGCCATTTCATATAGTTTTAGTGGTCAAGGTTTACGAAACACGCAACGCATAAGGAGATGTACGCATGGCAGCAATCACGACAATTCAGGCTACAGCAGCTATTGACAACATTGGTCAAACCGTTGTTGACGCACTTGCTGGACTACCAACAACGTCACAACAAACAACAGTCAACACCGATCTTGGCACACAAGTTACTCGTATTCTTGCCTACACTGATTCGGTTATCGAATCGATCATGTCAAGTGCATGGGTCGCTGAACAACGAAATAGTGTTTTACAAGCATTACCCAACGGACCGCTGGTAACGTTTCTTGCGACTACCAATTATGCCAAACTATTGCAGAACGCTCCATACATCGCGTGTGACGCTTTAGATTTCGCATGCGGTCAAACATCAGGCTATACGGGACTAGCGAGCTTGTTGAGTCTTACAGGCACCCTCGTAGACCTTTATTCCGCAGATGTATTTAATTCATTTGTTTCAGCAGTCACTTCAGGTGCATACATTCGTAAATATGGCACAAACATACCAGCGAAGATAGCAACTACGAGTGTTTTTGTGCATGGTAATGTCGATACACTCAACTTGTTTACGACTAATAGCACAACTACAGGATTGCTAACGGCTGGTTCAGCAACATTAGTATTGCTCACAGGTGGTAACACGATTCCGTCAGGTGGGGTATTGGAAGCGTATGCTGGCAACACGATTGGTGGTGCTGCTTCTACTTATGTCATTACTGTTACCTATACCAATTTCGGCGGTACGGCGGGACAGGTCGGCACATTCACTGTTACCAAAGGTGCCACTATCAATACTGTGTTTGCCCCTGGTGGCACCTATTATGTTGCCAGTATTCAAAGTGTTGCTATCACTACAGGTACAGCCAATGGATCGGGCGATATTATTAACTTTCGTCTTAAACCAGCACGAACTATTACCGCTTAGGAGATCATGACATGGCATATGTGAGACAGAATCCACATGGGTTGCTGATTTTAGAAAAAACAGCAGCTCCAATAATAAGAAAAACTGATGCGTATTGTTTACTGATTAAGATTCCCGCACGTCAAGTTATGACAGAAGGCGGTATCTTCCTCTCAGAGCAAATTGAACATTGGGAACGCATGACCTCAAACGGCGCGGTAGTTCGTTGTCATACCCGTTTAGAAGCGGAAGAGGCGCGATCAATCGTGTGGTCAGGCGTGGATGATGGTCATTTTCTTACTGTTGCAGTCTCGTCGTATGATCCATGTGATGATGATATTCCGTACCATGATTGGATTCGTGGCATGCGTGGAAGAAAACTGGCAGCATTAGGTTTAACAGAAAGCGAACTACCTGAATCGCAGGATCAATCGCTTGCCTTTTTGAGTGATAAAGACTGGTTGGCAAACGGGCCAAGATAACGTAAAGGAGTACAAAAACAATGGGAATCACGGCAAGTAAAATCAGACTTGGCGCACCATCAATTATGTTAGTGGGAGCGCAAGACATGGGTGTAACGAAAGGTGGCGTTATGCTCAAATACAATCCTACCATGATGGATATCGAATGCGATCAATACCTTTCACCTGTAGCGGTATTTCGTACTAAAGAAGAGTGTACCATCGAGGCATCATTCCTACAGACTCAGGCAGCCATTGTAGCGGTCGCTATGGCCGTTCAGGGACTTGGCAACGTCGTAACTACGGCTGGTACACCTAACACATATAAACTGTCCTTTGGCGGTCAGGCAGTGGTTCCTACGACTACCCTTGATATGACGATTCCGAAAAATGACGGTACATCAAATAATCTGATTGTTCACCTCAACAAAGTGCATAGCCACAAAGAAACAACTTTACCCTTTGCACGTGACAAAGACACCGAGTACAAATCGACATTCTATTGTCTCGCTGATTCGACTCAGGCAGTTGGGGCGCATTTAGGCTATTTCACAGAGCAATACTAATCTCCGCAATAAAAAAGAGGAAAACAACACAATGGCACGTACAGCAGAGGAAGCGATACTCCAAACAGTCAATGTTGGCGGTCGGGAATTTCCTATTGGTCAAATCACGATACATCAACTTTTTCGTCTCAAAAACACGGTAGTTTCATTAGTGCTGTCAGGTCGATCCGCCCATTCCAAACGAGAATTAGCGGATAATCTGGCAGCAATCGAGGCAATCAAAACCGACATGCCAACCATTAAAGCACAGTTAGCTACTTCACTTGGTATTGATGAATCACTGGTAGAAGAAGCGTTAGTTCTCAAAAATGTGAGTGAAGAATTACAACGCAAGATTAACTACGCTGAAAATACCAACGGCTATGACGGTAATCTAGGGGCATTGCTAGAAGTGTTAGAGAGTATGACTGAGAAGCAAATCACCGATTTAGCGGTTATCATGCTGGATCGTTCCTCTCACTCTGAAGTCTCTTACAAGTTTGTTGAGCAACATTTTAACCTTGACTGGTTTACCGAAGCGTTGGCGATATTCCTAGAGACCAACAATATCGCAAGTATCATAAAAAACTTGCAGAGGTTGGGGACGGTAGCCTCTATGCAAATGCCCCAAGCCTAGAAGATACCGACGCACATGATTTTCTAGCGCAATTAGTACGACACATTACTGATCTGATGCGCTATGGATATAGAGAACGGGACATTCTGGATCATACTTGTGAATGGCTGAATTATACCTATCTTTTTGAGCGGGACAGAGAAGTTCAGCAAATCAGGATGAAGGAAGGTATGCGTTTACAAGCAGCGAGGCTCACAGGCATTATGTTTCATGACCCTGAAAAGGGAACGGAATTTTACGAATCCCTTGTAGCTACCCTCAATGGCGAGGATAACAGCGATGATGATTGGCTAAGTAACCCGAATGCGTCAACAGATTTAGCAGCCCTAGAAGGAACTATACAAAGGAGAATCGATGAGCGAACCAACACCAGTAGTAGCGACGGACCCAACACAGACACCAGTAGTAGTTGAACCAACACCTGTCGCAGTAGTTCCCATTCCAACACCTGTAGTTGAGCCAATACAGGACATTGAATTAACCGAAGGTGAAACGCTGCATATCAATGTACATGCTGCACCATCAGTAGTTCCTGTACCAACCGTAGACCTCACGCAACCATCTGAGTTAGTGTATGACGGTCCTAGTGACTTTTTGACCATTCCTATGACCATCGCTAAAGGTGCGTCATTTGCCTATACACCAGTGTTTGCTGAATGGGTGAAACAATTGCAAGATGCAAACCATTCATTCCATGTTGCTACCATCGCACAGACAGCTAAGGCATAGACCCTAACGGATTTACGCAAACAAGGATGTAGTCATGTCGAGTATTGTTTTTTCCTTTGACGCAGAGGCTATTGGCGTTCTGAGTGCTTTAGATGCTATACGTAGTGGCATTGAGGGCATCATTAGCGTTGCTGAAACACTCTCATCGTCATTCGGGCAAATCAATAGTAGTGCTGAAACACTCGATATCGGCATGACATCTTTGTTTGCTAATTTCGGAGCCATTACAGGGGCAGCCGATCAAGCGTCTCAGAGCATGGGGCGATCATCCAATAGCGCAAGGGACTTAGCCTACCAACTTTCGCAATTAGCGCAACGATCCAGTGATTTAGCGGAATCGCATAAAGATGCCGTTGCTAAAATTGAAGTGCAAGAGCAACGGTTAAGTGATACGACTACCGAAGAAATACAGAAACGCAATGACGCATTTACCGCTTCAATGGATAAACTGGTTGAGTCACATCAAAATGCCATTGATTCCATTACCCGACAAGAGGAAAACCTTACACAGACGTATCTAGAGACGATGAATAATCGACTCATTAAATTACAGAATCCTATTGCATTACAACATCAGCAATTAGTCAATGCGCTACAGCAACAAATATCAGGTTTACTCACTATTGGTGATACCGCTGGTGCAAGTAATTTATCAACACGATTAGATGCAGAGAATGCAAAATATCAAACATTTCTTACAACAAAAATAGAACCGTATTATAAGGAATTAGACCAAAAAGGGTATGACCATAACGCGAATCAATTAACGGCATTAGAGAATCGGCTTTCCAAAGAGAACTCAAATTATGCCGATCAAGCGACACTGCTACAAAAAAATCGTGACCAACAATTAGTTGACATCAACAAACACTACAATCAACAAGAGGCCGACTTACAGACCCATTTATCCAACGAAAATGAACAATACGCGAAACAACAACGCGATATTTCAGAACAACAAGCTCATGATATTTCTAATGCTGCTAGTTCAGGTGGTAGGGGAGGTAAAGGTGCATCAGCAGATATTGGTAAACCCCCTCCTACTGCTGATGGTATAGACTTGTTAAAAAGGCTTGGTATTGATCCTCAAAAAAATCCAATGGATGCAACTAATGCGATACAAGCGTGGATACTTGGCGAAAAGTACAAAGGGCAATCATTAGGGAATGGGCGTGGTCAAGCGTTTAATACACAAATGACCATACCCCAAACACAAAGCGTGGTAGAGCAATCGCTAGCATTAGGTCAAGACCCGACTTTAGCGGTACGTGGCAACGAAAACTATGTAGACTTATTTGCTAACTTACTTGCCTATACAGGTGGCACCGCTCCAACTCGTTCACAAACTAGTCGCTTTGGCTCATTAGAGCAAATCATGGAAAAGGTCATGGCTGGCAATACGCAAGGGCTAGAGCGACAATTTGCAACTTTGGGTATATCAAAAACACTTTTAGAAAATAGCGGGGTAAAGTTTGGCGGGACAACAGGCAATACCATTGAGAATAGTGCTGATGTATTCGGAGCGTTAGAAACGTTATCCCATACAGCAGCCCCAGGTTTAGGTAAAAAAGAAGCAACTGAATCATTCTCTGGTTTGATGAATCAGTATAAAGATTTATGGTATAAAACCTCACAACAAATAGGTGATCCGAATAATCCCGATGGTTTGTGGAAGCAGTTCGATAAGCAAATTGGTCGATTATTAGTATTTCTACTTGCACATCAGGAAGATTTTGTGAAGTTTGGTCAAACTATTTTCAAAGGTGTGATCGATGCTTTCACGAAATTTAATGATTTTATCTTGTCGAAAAAAGGCACGGACACGTTACATGAAATAGGCCACGCATTTCAGGAAATAGGCGATGCTCTCAAATGGATCGGTGAGCATAAAGATATCGTGCTACTGATCATTTCGTTACTAGGCATGCAAGCGGGATCAAAGTTATTAGGTGCTGCTGGTAGCGGATTAATGAACGGTGTAAAAGGCTTTGCATCAGGTGGCCTTGTAGGGGGATTAGGAATTGCTGGCGGTTTGGCTAGCGATATGTCTAGTGGTATAGGTGGATTAGCTTCATCAGGAATGGGTGCAGCAAGTTCTGGTATTCAAGGCATATTTAATAAAATGTTTGGAGGATTTTCTTTAGGGAATCTTACACGAGAAACGTTTAATCCGCTTTCACGTGATTTACAAAACTTTGGGGGTAAAAGTGGTGGAAATCCATTTAGCCCTTCTGGTTTATTGGGTGACGGAAGCGAAATATGGGGAACTTTCAGTAATCCTATTAGTAAAATGGGTGCGGGATCACAAGGTTTACTTGGATCAGGTGGTTTACAAGGTTTACTTGGATCAGGCGAAAAGATAAATGGTAAATCACCTAATTTTAGCAGTGATCCCAAAGGAGTAAAACAGTCACTTGATGCTATATCAATGGCGATACGGGCATTAGGCGATATTAACATTACTGGTAAAAACGTATATGTTAATGGACCTCAGAGCAGAGGATCACGAAATAAAAGCAATGCTACTGAAGGTGCTGTTAATGACGCATTCGGAGCCGAAGAGCAGGGATTGACAAATAGCGGTGGTCAGTCTTTACAAAAACAGTTTACCGATCTCGTACAAAAGTTTTACAAAAAACAACCATCTGGACTTATTGGCGATGAAAAAGGAATGGTTGAATCAACATTAGTCAATGATGCTCAACAACCGATAATCAAAGACATTACAGGATTATATCATAAAGGTCAAGGATTATTGGGATCAGGGGCAATGCGAATGCCTGGTTCCTCATCTGCTGAAACTGCTATTCCTATGGGTGGCGATATACAAGGTGGTATTGGCGGGTGGCTAACAAAGTTTTTCGGTAAAGGTACCCCTAAAGAGGGCGATGCAATACGTATGGGCGGGTCATTCTTCCAAGATCGTGCAGGTGGGGCATTAGCACGGAATATTGCTAACGACATTCCTATCATTGCAGGTAAAAGTGCTGGCAGTGAAATGGGACCGCTCAGTAACGCTGCTATGGGGATACTTCCTAACCTTATAAAATTAGGACCAATCATTATGGGTATCGGTCCCGTTTTAGCAGGTATGGCAGTCGCAGCAGGACCGATTATCCTTGTAGGGGCTGCTATCGCTGGTTTAATAGCGATACTGGTAATGAACCGTGAAAAGATCATGCCCTTTATCAACACTCTGATAAACTTCTTTCAACATCAACTAAAAGACGCTAGTAAAGAATTACATAAATTTGTCAAGGAAGTGACCGATAGACTGGATGGTGCATTTGGCGATGGATCAATTGTTCATAAATTATTGGTTTGGTTTTCCTTATTCTGGGCGGGGGCATGGGGCGGAATAAAGTTAGCATTTCAAGGCGTTTGGAATATTATAGTAGGTATTATTCAAATTGTATGGTCAATTATCTCTAACCTTATTTTGCTAGGACTTGATTTACTTTCAGGGCATTGGGGTAAGGCTTGGGATGATATTAAAAATCTTTTGTCGGGCGTTGTTGGCGGTATCGGTAAAATATTAGTTGGTTTAGGGCAAACCGTTGTCGGCATATTTGTCGGTCTATTTGCTGGCTTGTGGAATATGGTAAAAACGCCATTAGGCGACCTATGGACGAGTCTCATGAAATGGTTTAGCGATCTTGGTACAGGGATTACTGATTTTTTCACAAAGACGATTCCTAAAGGTATTTCTGATGCTTTTTCTGGTATGGGAACCCTCGTAAAATCAGGTATTGACTGGATTGTTGACAATGTACTACCAGGTCCGTTGAAAGGTGCAGTACATTCAGCATTAGGATTTGCTGATGGTGGTCAATACCCAGGTAATGAAGTATCACTTGTTGGCGAAAAAGGCCCAGAATTATTCTTCAACAAATATCAGGGAACGGTCGTACCTAACTCACAAATCAGGGACGCTTTAGGATTCGGTAACGGGAATAATGGCAACGGAAAAGGCAATATTATTATTGCTGGACCCGTTCATATCCATACCAATAACGCCGAAGATTTGTACAAACAACTGAATCAATACGCTGGTAAACGTGCTGAGTTTGGCGTAAGGGGGTCGAGCTTATGACACATATTCCCTATTCTTATGGTGGCTTTATTCTGCATGATAATCTCACCTATTTTGTCGAAGGCGTTGATTTTTCATGGGTGCCAGTGACGGTAACTACCGCTAAAATAGCGCGACTAGAAGGCATGAAAAAAGCGGGTGACACGGTAGACATGCGACAAATACCGCTTATCATTACCGTTATGCCCGCATTAGGGACACGTCAAGCATTAGAGTCTGCACTCGATGCTTTGTATATTGCGCTGAATCAAAGGCAGCAACAATTGATATTGCATGCTGACGGTCGCTATTTTCTTGCGGATTGTGTCAGTGTATCGGTACCTGTCAAGAAACCTGCCTATGCGATAGTTCAAGCACAATTTACGTGCTACCAACCATTTGCCTTTGCTGCTGTACCATCGACTGCATTAGCTCCGAATATCTCGTTAAGCGGTACAGGTCCGTACAATTTAACGACTACCATAGTAGGTGGTGGCACCGTGTTTGTGCGGCCAACTGTTACTATCACGAATGTTGGCAGTCTTGCTATAAGTAACCTTGTGTTGTTAAATCAAGCACAAAATCAATCATTAACGATTAGTAGTTTAACCCTGAATCAGAATGATTATGTCACCATAGTGAGTGACCCAAATCTAGCCAACGGCTACACGATCACGAAAAATGGCGTATCTGCCACGCTCTATGATTTTACGGGGGCATTCCCCATTCAGGGGACAGGGGGAGAAGCGTGGCAGATGCAATGTACCGCTTCAAGTACCCCCATAGTCACGGTTCAATGGAATTGGACTAAACGCTATTTAGGATAAAGGAGTTATCATCATGGCTAATAATGTTGGCACATATTTACAGACGAAACGGGCAGCATGGTTTGCTGGTACAACCCATCCCACCGTCCCTACCAGCTTCTACTTCGCACTTTGGACGGTGGCACCAGCGAAAGACGGTACAGGCGGTACAGAGGTGACAGGTGGTTCATACGCACGTATTGCGGTATCGAGTACAGGTGGCTTTATTACCCCAACAGGTGCAAGTCCCGCCCAAACATCGAATACAAATGCGATCACGTTCGCAACCGCTACAGCCAATTGGGGGACGGTACTCGCTGTTTCTATGCATGATGCAATAGCAGGTAATTTACTCTATACAAACACTTTGACTGCTTCTATTGCCGTCAATTCGGGTGGTACATTCTCGTTCGCCATTGCTGCTTTAGTCATTCAGGAAGACTAATTAAATGACAACGTATGACGCGCTGATCCTTGCTGAAACAGGGCTAAAGTTATACCTGAAATTACAGGAAACATCAGGTACAACAGCAACCGACGCTAGCGGTAATGGCTATAATGGCACATATACCGCTAGTGGTATTACCTACAGCAATGTCGGCGCGATCATCGGCGAAAATGATTTAGCAATTGGTTTTAATGGCACTACAGGACGTATTGATTTTACCAGTGGCTACAATCCTACAGGTTCAGCGATATCAGTCGAAACGTGGTATCTCTACGCAGCATCAGGCGATCTCTCTGGCTTTCCTCGTATGGTGGGTAATAGCTATTCAGATACGACCTTTAAGGGATTCCAGTTACTACTTGACCCAACGGCGGGTGAAGTATTCAGTGTTGGTAACGGTACGGTCAATGCGTCGGCTTCTGGCACAAGCGTACCTGTTATCAATGTTTGGCACCATGTCGTAGGCACGTGGGATGGTACGACGATCAAGATTTACCTTGATAATTCGCTAGTCAATTCTACGTCATTGTCAGGATCGGTACAAACATCACCAAATCAAATCAGTGTTGGCCGTCTCATTGATTTTGATAGCAACTATTTTAAGGGGCAACAAGATCGTTTAGCGATCTATAATGTTGCGCTTACGGCTGCACAGGTCGATAAACATTATAAGCAGGGACGTTCAGCATTATTTACCGTACAAGGCAATGGCACATTAACTTCAACTGGCAAGTTATCCTATCTTGGAGCGTCGGTACTTGCTGGTCAAGGCACCCTTGTTACTACCACTACCGTAAAAGATGCTGGAGCATCAACACTCGCTGGTACAGGTACTTTAACCGCAACGGGTAAACTATCGTATCTTGGTGCATCAACTTTAGCTGGTACAGGTACTTTAACCGCAACGGGTATATCAACTGCTACACTACCATCAGCGACACTTTTAGGTACAGGTACTTTAACCGCAGCGGGTGTGTCTAGTTTTTATGGTGCGTCAACTTTAGCAGGTTCAGGTACAGTAACCGCAACGGGTGTGTCTAGTTTTTATGGTGCATCGGTTCTTGGTGGTTCAGGCACTTTCGTTGCATCGGGAATACTTTCCTATCTTGGAGCATCAACACTCGCTAGTACAGGTACTTTAACCGCTACACCGAATGTTCAATATGCAGGATTGGCAACGTTCTCAGGTCAAGGCACCATGACTGCTTTGGGTGTGTCTAGTTTTTATGGTGCATCGGTTCTTAGTGGCAGTGGTGCATTAGGGGCTGTACCCTCCTATGTTGGTACGACAATGGGATCGGCTGGCTTTGGCGGTAGTGGTTCTCTTGCTATTGTTGGTTCAGTATCCTACCCTGTAGCCCAAACGATTATCATTAAACAGCAAGTAGTGAAAGTGTATACAAGTGCGGGTGTATTTATTGATGTTTGGCGCGATTGCCCGTTTCTTGGCTATGCAGGAGCGCAAGCCCCAAAGTTCGCCGTTAATAACGTCACCTCACAAATTACCTTGACCTTGCCAAGACGATTTGATAACTATGATGAAGGTGGGGATACCAGAGGCAGAGGCACCGTAACGGCTGGTAACATCGTGCAGATATGGGTAGTGGATAATAATACGCTTATCAATGGCAAACTGGTCTATCAAGGCTATATCGACTCATATACCCCTAAGATTGACGTGTCAGGCAACGAATCTATTGACGTGACCCTTACCCCATTCGATGCAGTTCTAGGCGACGTGAAATTTATCGGTTCTCAAAACTTTGGCACCGTTGCTACACCTGCTAGCTATATTGATCCAGTGACCATGTTCAACTGGCCGTTTAGCAATACCAATGCCGTTACAGGGAATCCTTATCCCTATCCATTGACACTGGACGGTACGAATGCTACTACCTCTGGCACAACGTATCAAGCACAATTCCACAATCAAAGTTTAGTTGATTGGTTTGAGTTTGTGCGTACTCTTGCCCCTACTAACTGGTATTGGCGAACGAATCTTGACACAAAAACAGTTACCTTTGCTCTTGCCCCTGTGACGGCGAAACATACGTTTATCATCGGTAAACACATTAGCCAACCACAATATAGTAAGAACTTTATCAATCTCAAAAACTATATTTATTTGAAAGCAACGGGTGTTACCTCAACTGCTACGGGAGCCGATCTTACGGTGTATGGACAGCGTTCATTAGTTATTGTTGAGCCACGTATCATTGATCAAACAACGGCAAATAGGTTTACCGCAGCAACACTCGCGCAAGTGGATAAAGTAGATTATCGTTCCGTTCTTACCATCATAGATAGCAGAGGCGATATCTCTGGTATGGGCTATGACGTTGAAACGATGAAAATCGGGGACACCTGTAAAATAATCAATCCTACCGCTAATCAGGGACCGTCACTATGGGATACGGCACGGTGGGATGTATCACCCTGGGACTATCCCCCAACTGCACAAATAAATCAGGTGGTCATTATTAGCGCACTTACCTATAAGTTTGATTCAGTGGATATCGAGTTATCCACATTACAACCATCACAAGATCGTTTCCTTATCGAGTTAGCCGATCAGTTGACCACGTATAGCAGTTACTAGCTTGCATGTTTAGGCGATAATACATATGAGCAAAGGAGATGCACATGACACAACTACATCTTTCACCCGAAGCGGAATTATTCTTATCCCCACAACAAACAAATGAACACGGTTTGATGCT